GATCACCTGGGGTTCGGGTTGGGTCGTCATTCTCTACTCCTCTCAGGTCGGGCCGATGAGGCTCACGGTCATTTGCACGTAGGGCGCTCCGCCGAGGGTACTGAAGGCCTGGTTGCCCTGGATCGCCGTCAGGACAGTGTCGCCCGCCGCCAGGTCCATCTCGGCGTAACCGTTGAGGCCGCTGTTATAGCTGGTCGATCCGGTCGCCGAGACGAGCTGCATGCCCCGCAGGTAGACCGCACCGTTCTTCACGAAGGTGAGCAGTTGCGTAAAGGGTGTCGCGCTGAGCGTGATGTTCGTCACCACGCTCGCCGAGACCCGGTAGCGGCCCGGCACCGAGCAGGTGAAGACCCCGGTGCCCACGTTCATGTCGGCCCCGGCCGTGTTGTATTCGGTCGCCGCGTAGGTGACGGTCGTCTGGGTGGCTGCCGGTACGGACTGGTTGGCCGTGGCGTAAGCCTTGACGCGGCGGTTGCCCGCCGCCAGCGGCCCGGTGCGCAGGTCGGTGATCGTGGCCGTGTTCAGGTTGGCGATGGACGGCCCGACCAGGACCTGGGCCAGCGCGTAGGCGTTGGTGGGCACCGCCGGCGGCACCTGGGAGCCGGTGGTGGCCGCGGTGCCGGTCACCACCGCCATGACGAAGTCGTTGTTGCCGCCGGCGTCCAGCGCGTTGTCGCGCACCTGGACCACGATCAGGTCGATGCGGCTCTGGCCGGCCGGCGGCGCCGCGGCGATGGTGACGATTTCGGCCGCGTCCCAGCGACACAGGGCCACCCCCTGGCCGGCCTGGAGCACCACGGCGACGGTGCCCGGGGCGACACTGACCGTCATGGTGTTGGCCACCGCGCTCACCGCCCCGCCGCTGACCCCGCCCGACGGCCAGAGCGTGGCGGGCAGTATGCGGTCGACGCTGGCGGCGTAGGAGCCGCCCTGTTGCCACAAGGGCGCAAGTCGGGTCATGGCGTCATCTCCTCGAGAGGGCCCGGATGTCGGCCTGGTAATTGCCCAGGATCTTGGCCAGGCTGGTGGGCGAGCGACCGACCGTGAGGGTCAAGCGCTCGGTGCCGTCGTCGGTGGTCTCGAACTCCATGCCCATCACCCGCAGGGTGGTGTTGACGTTGAGCCGGCCGGATTGCACGATCAGCGGCAACGTGTCGCCCATGTTGAACGCACCCTGGTAGTAGAAGCCCGGGGCGAGCGTGAGGGTGTAGGTCGGCATCAGCACCGAGTAGATGTTGAGCTGGCCCTGTGCGATCTGGGTCAGCAGCGCCCCCGTGGGAGCCTGGTCGGGCGCCGAGTCGCCGGTCATCCACAGGCCGACCGCCCCGGCCTGGGCGCCCATGGCGTCGGGGGTGTTGGCCTCGCCGAAGATCTGGGGCGCGTTCTGGGTGGCGTTCTGGTTGTTGCCCAGCGTGCGCCAGTAGTTCGAGTAATCGGCCGAGGTGACCTGGCGTTGCAACGCCGTCACGTTGCCCGGGTAGTACAGGGCCGGGGCGCTGCGGGTGACCCCCTGGGCGGGGAAGAACAAGCGGACGTTGTCACGCTGGCCCGAAAAGCCGAACGGCACAACGTCGTAGTCGAAACCGTTGGCCAGCTTGGCCAGGTTGTCGAACATCGTCAGGAATTCGGCGTTGCCCTGCCAGGTCATCGTGCGCGACTGGCCGCTGGACCCGAAGGTGCGCGCGCTGCCGTCAGGATTGACCGTCGCGACGTTCAGCGGCAGGTACGACGACGCCCCGAACGAGGTGTTGGCGCTGTTGGTGGCATTGATGCACAGCCCGATCAGGGTGTTGGCGACCCAGTCCTGGTCCTGGGTGTAGGTGAACGGGGTCGCCTGGGCCCAGATCCGGCGCTGGCACAGGGCCAGGTAGTCGGTGCAGGTGAAGCTGACGACGTGGGACTGCTCGTCGACGGTGTCGGAACTGGCCGTGATCGGACCGCGGAAGTAGGCCACGTCGGCGCCGGTGGTGTCGTCCCAGCGCCAGGCCACGACCTCGGTGCACAGCTCGGCCACATAGCGCGCCGAGGGGCGCCACCCGTCGAGGTCGAAGGTGAAGACGGCCGGGGTGTCCCAGGCGCGCACCAGTTTGCGGTTGGTGGCTTCTGAGAGCTCGGCGATCTGGGTCGTGGCCGGCGTGGCGTCGCCGTAGACGCGGTTGTGCAGGGTCAGGCGCCACCGCCCGCGCCCCGCCGGCACCGGGTAGGTGCCCGGTGCGGCCGCCGGCGTGGGGGCTTCGGCGAGGTCGGTCACGTGAGGTACCCGTCCTGCCATATGGCCACGGCCTGGGTGGATGAGCTGGTCGAGGTGCCGCTGAGGGTGAGGACGGCCGACTCGGGGGCGGGCGGGATCAGCGGCCAGCTCGGCACGTAGCCGGCCTGGTTGAAGTAGCGCCAGTCGATGCTCGAGAGCACCGACTGGGTGGGGTCGCCGTCGTAGAAGGCGCTGCGCCCAGCGCAGTCGACATCGACGCGGTGGCCCACGTCGATGCGAAAGCCGCTGACGAAGTAGAGCGCGTACTGGGTGCCGGCCACCTGGAGCGAGAAGCCGACCTGGGGGGTGGTGATGGGCCCGTAGATGCGCACCAGCGGGGACAGCGCCACGTCGCCGTTGGTCTGCACGGTGGCGTTCACCTGGGCGCCGCCGCCGGCGGGGTAGACCCGGTTGAAGGTCAGGTTGTAGGTGCGCCCCGCCCCGACCGTCGAGCCGGACCAGGCCGTGGCCTGTTTCACGGCGACATCGCGGATGACCGGGTCGGCCGCCTCGAATTGCAGCTGGACGTCACGCCGGTCGGGCGCGGTGATGGGCCAGGAGAAGGCCGAGGGCCGCAGCGCCAGCGTGCGCTCGGCCACCCCGGGGCGGTTCAGGATGAAGTGCAGCACCGGCCGGGCGCTCGGCACCGAGAATTTGCCGAACAGCGAGGGTATGGCGTCGATCTGCGCCCCGGCGCCCGCATAGGCCGACAGGTTGATCGTGACGACCCGGCCGCCGAAGTACTGGGTCAGGTCGACCTCGCCGTGGGCGTCGGGCCGGTTGTAGACCACGGCGCGGACGGCCGGCGCGCCGAGGTCGAGGTTCGAGCAGAAGTAGCCGCGGCCGTAGTCCTCGAGCGGCACGGTCACGGTGCCGTCGCCGTAGAGGTCCAGCCAGGCTGACCGTACAGCGGGCGGGTAGGTGCCGGGCGGCACGGTGGCGGGGGCGATGGTCATACGGCCAGCCTCAGCTGCCAGGCCAGGCGTTTGGCGAAGGCATCGGCGTCGAGGTCCTTGGCGACGTGCATGTTCTCGATGTTGACCATCGGCCCGGCCCGGCCGGCGGGTATGACGTTCTCGCCCTGGTGGATGACCGCCAGGCCGGTCCGCGCGACGTAGCCGCCGGTGTCGACCTTGGGGATATGGGGAATGTTCGGCACGCCGATATCCGGCCCTGATATGTGAATCGGGCCGAAATTGATATCGGGCAGTTTGAAATGCAACCCGTCCCAGGCGTCGATCAGCAGGTTCAGCGCGCCGATAAACGCGTTGGTGATGCCGTTGAACATGCCGCCGGTCAGGTTCGAGATCTGGGCGGCGAGACCGCCGATCCAGCCGGTGACGTCGTTCCACGCCGTCTTCATCCCGTTCCACAGGCCACCGATGAGGGCCTTGCCGGCCGACACCAGGGCGCTGCCCAGGTCGCCCACGGCGCCCGAGATCCAGTCGCCTATCGCGATCCACCCGGCGATCTCGTTGTTCCAGACCCACTGGATGCCGGCCCACAGGCCGCCCAAGAGGTCCTTGCCCGCCTGCTCGAGCACCTTGGTCAGGTCGCCGATGGTGTTGACGATCAGCTTGCCCAGGCCCAGGTACCAGCCCAGGACGACGTTGTTCCAGACCCACTGGATGCCGGCCCACAGGCCGTTCAAGATGTCCTCGCCGATCTGGGTCAGCAGTTTGCCGACGTCGCCGATGGCGGACACGATCTCGCCCGGCAGCTTGGTGAAGAAGTCGATGATCTGTTTGTGGAACAGCACGAACGCCGCGATGATCCAGCCGGGCGGTCCCAGCAGCAGCAGCAGGGCGGCCACGACGTCCTTGGCGTGGTCGACGACGAAATCGAACGCCGTCTTTATGGCGTTCCAAATGTCCTTGAACGCCGACACGCTGAACGCCCAAAGGTCCTTGAACGCGTCGCGCACGACCTTTACCCGCATGACCAAAATAACGATGATGGCGATAACGGCGACGATGGCGGCGACGATCAGAACCAGCGGGTTCGCCAGCAGCGACGCGTTCAGCCCATCTTCGGCGACGGTCGCCGCCTCCGTCGCCGCCGTCGATGCCTCCTGGGTCGTTTTGAACAGCTGCGTCGCGCCCTGGACGACCTTCATAATGGCGCCGACGCCAGACAGCGCGGCGCCTACTTTGGTCAGGTCCGGGCCGTAGCGCTGGCCCATCGTGGCGACGCCGTTCTCCATTTCGGTCCGTATCGCCTTGACGTGGCCGCTGAAGGTATTGGCCGACGCGGAGGCCTGGCCGGCCAGCACCTTGGCCAGGGCCTCGGTGGCCGTCTGGCCCTGCGCCGTGAGATGCGTGTGCTTGTCGACGACGATGCCGTATTCCTTCAGCAATTTCGCGTTGCCGTTGTAGACCTTGCCCAACTGGGTCGCCGCCTCGGTCAGGCTTTCGTGTTTCGCCGCGGCCAGGTCGGTCGCCGTGCTCAAGAGCTTGAGCGCTTCGGCCGGGTCGTGCGTCGCCTGGGTCAGCTTCTGCAGCGCGTTCTGCGTCTCGACGGCGTCGTTGCCGAACTTCGCCTGGTGCTTTATGGCCTCCTCGACCTGGCCGGCGTAGGTCGAATACTGCTTCCCGGTGGCGGCGACGGCCGCCTGCAGCTGCTGGTGCGCCGCCTGGTCCTTACTGCCGGCCTGCTGCAGCGCCAGGCCGGCGGTCAGCGCGGTGCCGCCCATGCCCAGCAGCACGGTCGACGCCTCTTTTCCGTGGCCGCTCAGCTGTTCGAGTGAGCTGTTCGCCTGTTCGAGCATTTGGCCGAACGGTCCCAGCACGCCGGTCTGGTTCAGTTGGCCCAGCACGGTCGAGAAGGCGGCGTGAATCTTCGTCGCCGCCCCTTCCGCCTTCGTGGCGCCGCCGGTGAACGCCTGGCCGAGACCGCTGACGTCGCCGAGAACGCGCACCATGACCGATGGGCCGGCCATGGTCCCTACCTTCTAGCGGCGCGGGCGGTCGCCGCCTTGACGCGCTCGATTTCGCGCGCTTCGGCCGTCATCAGCCGCAGCATGGCGGCGAAATCCGAATCGGTCAGTTCGTCCATTTCCCAGGGTTTCAGGTTCCAGTAATGGCAGAACCGGGCGCGGGCGTCGGCGACCTCCCGTTCGTAGGGTTTGCCTCGACGACCTGACATTCGACGTCGTAGGAGTGCATCCACAGCGACGTGGGGTCGCGGCCGGGGAAATCGCGCAGCAGCGCACGAAACGCCACGATTCGGAACGGCTGACTCTGCGCCAGGTCGGCGAAATTCACGCCGGGTTCGGCGCGCGCCATGGTGTCGATGACGCGCTGGGTCGGCAGTCGAGCGCTGAATTCCTGGGTCACGGTGACCAGCGTCGGCAGCGGTTCGTCGAGGTCGACGACCGGCGCGGCGTTTTGCGTGTTCGGTTCCTGGTCCATTGGTGCCAGCCCTTTCGTTTCGTGACCTCCTGGGCGATTCTGGACGGTTTAGGGGTGAACGCCGGCGACCCAGGCCGTGCCGTTCCAGTTGGCGCCGATATGGTCGGCCGTGATGACGTACTGGCCGGCCGTCCAGTTCGCCGCCGGCGAGGCCGTGACGCCGGCGGTCAGCGCGGCCAGGTTCGCCGGCGTGACGCAGCCGAGCGGCGTGAAATAGCCGGGGACGCCGGCGGTGGCGCCGGTGGCGGCGACCGACCCCAGGTCGACGGTGGGCGGTGCCGTCATGTTCCAGTCGATGACGACCTCGGAGAGCACCCCGGCGTCGCCGATCAGCAGCTCGAAGGGCATCGGGATGACCAGGCCCGAAATAACCGGGTTCGTCGCGCTGGCGACCTGGGACGAATGGGGGCGCGCCTTGAACTGCGCCGGCTGGGCGCTGGTGACCCAGGCCTGATAGGCCGCGTTCAGCGTGGCGTAGGTCGCGCCGGGGTCGAAGGACTGGTAAAAGGTCACGCGCTGGTGCCACTTGGTGACCCCGACGTAGTCGACCTCGGAGCACAGCGTGGTCGCCGTCTGCAGCTTGTTCTCGGGCACCAATTCCAGGTGCTTGACCAGACAGCGCAGGTTCACCCCGGTCAGCTCGTAGTAGGCGTCGTTGAGCACCAGCGGCTGCGCGGTCGGCGGGGTGGCGTCGCCGGCGGCCATCGTTTCGGGCGTGCCGAATGTGTGAATTTCAGGCTCGCCGTTTCGTTCTTTTGTAGCTGTTGGCATGGCCTACCTTCCTAATCGTGAACGCCGGCGGCGTCCGTGGTTTCGTTCGTCCATTGGAAAGAATTGAGCGCCTGGGTGACGGCCTGGTCGTAACGGTTGGCGACCGCCGTGGCCAGGGTCAGCGCGGCCGGGAAGAGGTAGCGGCCGCGCGGCTCGAACTGGCGGGTCGAGGGGTGCGGCGCCTTGCGGTGACCGCCGAATTCGACCCAGCCGGCATAACGCAGCGACGCGCGGCCCATGCGAACCGCGCCGCCCGTTTTCGTGGCGCTGGTGCGCACGTCGGCGGCCAGGCGGCCGCTGACCTGGGGCAGACTGGCGCGGGCGGCGTCGGCGACCGGCGCCACGGCCGCCAGGCCGGCCTTCACGAGTGCGGCGTTCAGGGCGCCGCCCTGGGCGGTCATGCGCGTGACGTCACGCCGTAGGGCCGACATGCCGACGACGGCGACGGTGGGGGCGGGCATCAGGTCACGACCGTAAAGACCAGGTCGACCGTCAGCAGCTGCAGGCCGCCGGCGCCGACGCGGTTCAACCAGTTGCGCTCGAGGATCGGCCAGGCTTTCGTCACGGCGCCGCCCAGGGTGGGGTCGGCCTCGACGGCGTCGCGGGCCGTCATCTTCAGGGCGTCGATCGCCGGTTCGGTCTCGACGCCGCC